TTGACCTTGTAAGTAGCGGTAACGTCGTTGCTGATGGAAGCAACTCAGCCGACAGCTTCAAGACGGACCTTACCGGGACAGACTCCGACAACTACATCGGCAGGCTACTCATCCTCATCTCGGGGAATGGGGTAGGGGAGCCCCGAAGGATTACCGGGTTCGATACAGGAACGAAGTTCGTTACGCTCTCCGTTGCGCTATCGGCAGTACCAAGCGATGGTGCGGCCTTCAGCATCCTTGGAATGATCGAAGCCTAGGAGATTCCCATGAGTGCTTCCAATAGCCTTGAGAACAGCATCCTCCTCTTGCTGTTCAATAACATAGCATTTGCGAACATCGGTGATGCCGGGGGACTTCAGCCTTCGGCGACCGCTGGCAACCTCTACGTCTCTCTCCACACAGGAGACCCTGAGGAAGGCGGAGACCAGACGACCAACGAGTGTGACTATACGAGCTACGCGAGGGTCGCGGTAGCTCGTAGCGGAGCCGGATGGACCGTGACTGCCAACACTGTCAAGAATGCCGCGGCAATCACATTCCCGAAAATGACAGGAGGAACCGAAGACATAGCAACGCACTTCGGCGTGGGTACTGCACTCAACGGAGCCGGAGTGCTCCTCTTCTCGGGAGAGTTGACCGACCCCCTCAACATCAACCTGAACATCACTCCGCAAATCAGTGCCGGCGACCTCGATATTACTACTGACTGAGGTAAGACGTGCTGTGGTGGTACTACGGAACTCCTGTAACGCGACTACGACCCATCCTGGGCGATACATCCTGGGCATGGGCTCCTGTATGTGCGTGTGTGGGCGAGGGATCATTGGCATCGTCAGCCGATTGGGCCTGGGCTACGTCGTCAGGAATTACTGGAACCGGGTCCACCTCGGGGAGTGTCGCTTGGACGTGGGAACCGACAGGAGACATCGTCGGTACGGGAGATACCAGTGGGGCGACCGCTTGGGTCTGGGAGGCATTCTCATCAATCGCAGGAACGGGGTCTCTAGAGGGTTCAATCGGCTGGGCATGGATTCCGACAGCATCCATCGAGGGCACAGGGTCGCTCATCGGATTCGTTCTCTGGGCATGGACTTGTCAGACGGTCATCGAGGGCACGGCGACCGGGCAGGGAACCTTAGTCTGGACCTGGAGTGCGACATGCTCAAACTACGCCGACGTGTATTGGGTAGTTGCAGAGACGTGCGACATAGCAGACCTGACTTCCGAGAGTTGTGGAGTAGGTGAGATGGAGAACGAGACGATAGTGTACCCCAAGCTATCTAGCGAAACATTGTCCTATCCGGATGTCAGCGGCGAGTCGTTCACTACCACGATCCTCGATTCAGAGAGTCTGGAAGTAGTAGACCTGAGTACGGAGACCCTCCTTACGGGAGGTTAGAACCATGGCGCTTTCCGTGACCCAGAGGCGTGTACGAGAGCGATGCACGGCGAAGTACACGGCGACGATCGAGGATGAATCCGGAACGGCTCTCGCGGCAGCAAGTCTGACGACCCTGACCTTGACTCTCTATGACAGAGAGACAGGCACGATCATCAACTCCAGGAGTGCTCAGAACGTCCTCAATGCCAACAATGTGACCGTCTCCGCTGCTGGAGTCATGGTCTGGTCGATGCAGCCTGCTGACAACGCAATCGTCGGAAGCCCGGCCGCTGGCCAGCCTGAGATACATATTGCCCTGTTTGAGTGGACCTGGGCCTCTGGAGCGAAGGCCGGCAAGTACGAAGTCCAGATCGACGTTACTCAACTCACCAAGGTTCCGGCATCCTAACGATGGCAGAGATCACCAAGATCAAGAACATCAAGAACCTGCTCCGCAAGCTGGAGAAACTGGAGCGAGTGGCTCATCGCCAGAACACCGGAAACGTCATCGTCGGCTACAACGCAAGTTACGCCCTTTACGTCCACGAGAACGTGGAGATGAAGTGGAAGGGTCTGCCGAGACGTAGACCCCACAAGGGTTTCTACTGGGACCCGCAGGGTAGAGGTCAGGCGAAGTTCCTTGAGCAACCGGCAAGGGAGTTACGAGGAGAGATGCAAAGGATCATCTACCGGGCATGTGCAAGAGGGGCCGGGCTTATCAGGGCTCTATTGATGGCTGGAATGTTTCTCCAGCGAGAGAGTCAGAAGCTGGTGCCCGTCGATACGGGGAACCTCAAAGGCAGCGCATTCACGGAGAGGGAGTAATGACTTACTTGCTGCTAGGATACGTAGTTGGGTGTATATCCGGAGCATCGGTAACGATCTGGTGGGTGGAGAGGTCACTGTCTCATGTGTCCTCCTCGGAGACTCCCCATGAAACGGATAGGGATGAGTTGAAGAGGGCTCCAGCGAAGGGCACCAGGACTATGTGGGGTGATAGCTGATGAGCGGTAGTCTCAATCATTCACCGGCACAGATCATAGCCCAGCTTCTGATAGACCTGAGCGTGGGTACCGATCCTGCCTCCGAAACCACTTGGCCGGTCTACAACACCAGCCTGCCGGATTCTACCTCATCAGACAATGCCATCTGCGTCTACGATACCACTGGAGAGATGGACTCCAGGATGATGATAGGAGGTGAGTGGGAGGAGCGGTATGGCATCAACATACGCATCAGGTCATCGGACCACGTGGCCGGAGTAGCAAAGATGAACGCCCTCGCGGTAGCCCTGGATACCCAAGTCCAGAACGCCGCCGTGGCGATGACGACTCCGACGTCGGTTTATGCCGTACAGTCGGTGAGCAGGAGGAGCGGGCCCTTCGACAACGGCCCCGAGCCCACGAGTGGGAGGAGAGTTTTTACCGTCAACTATCTCGCGTCGCTCAGGCAGGTGTCTTGAGATGCCCGGGATTGACCTTAGATTGAGAGGAGGAATCTGATATGAGTGCCCCTACTGCTACTACAAGAACGACCCCGGTGGGAATCCGACTGAGGGATGGATTCGCCACGAAGCTGACGTTCGCCCTCGACCCGGACATCTCCCTGTGGGAAATCAGCGTCACGCCCCTGGGCCTGGACGGCGGGGACATGGTGGATACCACGACGATGTGGAACGTCAAGTACCGAACCAAGTGGCCGCGGACCCTGGTGGAGGTGACGGACAGCTCCTTCAAGGCTGCCTACGATCCGGCGGTGCTGACGCAGATCCTCGCCATCATCAACCAGCCCACGACGATCACTATTACCTACCCGGACGGTTCCACAGAATACTGGTACGGATGCCTGCGGACCTTCGAGCGTGATGAGATCAGCGAGGGCGAGATGCCGACGGCAACGGCTACGATCAGTGCCACGATGGTGGACAGCAGCTTCGCCGAGCAGGCCCCTGCCATGACGAGCGTGACCGGGACCTAGTAGAACACTCGGGCATCTCGATTCGGGGGAAGCCGAGGTGTCCGGGTTTGAGGGGTGGGGCGGCCGATCGCTTCCTGTGTGGCGACGGCTGCCCTCTCCTAGACTTTCCCCACAACAACCTTCAGACTCTCAGGAGCCATTGAAATGTCAGACCAAGAGCCCATCGTATTCGAGGATATCACTCCGGTCGAGGTGCCGGTCAGGATCGGAGGTCAGGACTACGTGCTGCGAGAGGTGTCCGGAGACGCGGCCACCCGCTACCGCAACGCGCGGGCGAACTGCACGAAGTTCTCCAACGGGGAATTTGCCGGAGTGGACGGTCCCATCGCGGACGCCCAACCCAAGCTGGTTTCCGACTGTCTGTTCAAGGTCGTTGTGTTGCCTGACGGCACGACGATTTTCAGCAAGGTCGAGGAGAAGGTCGTAAGGACCTGGCCCGACCGCGTCCAGAAGGCTCTCTTCGAGAAGGTCCAGAGGATATCCCCGTCGCTAGAAGACGCCGGGGATGAGACCATCGAGAACCTGGAGGCCAAGCTGGCGAAACTGAAGGAGACGAGAGACTCCTCAAAAAACTCGCAGAGCAGTACGACGGATGGTTCCAGCTAGCCGAGCGACTGGGGATGCCGGTCGTGGAGTGCATGCAGAGGGTTAGCTATCGGGAGTACCTGGCATGGAGG